AAACTCTTGAAACAGCTCTTGAGATGGCTAAAAAACCTGTATAGAAATATCGAGTGGGTGGCTGTCATCACAAGTAAAATCGACTTGCCGTGGGTAGTGCGACGGCGGTTGTTTAGCCTAGGATGACGTTGCTACCAAATGTGCCAGCATTCCTTTCAACGGCCACCCACACGATTATTTTCTAATCATTACTTTTCTTTATAGCGTCTTCGACTTTCTTGCGATGCCTAATGTTGTGTTCCATCCGGTCGCTTGACTTGCCTGTACTAATCACCAAAGTGACCCCAAATATTTTCTTGATTAGATAAGTGAGCATGGTTTGTTTCCTTCCTAAAATATAATAGCTACCAGGGTCATTACGCCAATGCCACTGGCAAAACCTACAAACGCGCCGACCGCGCCTGCAATCTCAATCTTCTTTTCAATTTCCTCTTCGCTCATAGCGTTCCCCCTACCTTAGTTTTTTTCTTTATGTTGCGCTGATGCTCCTGCCATTTGGCTGCGTAGATTAGCTCATGCTTCACGTTACGATCCAGGTCGCTTTGCAGTATATCCCGGAGCCGCTTCTTTAGCTTTCTTTTGTAATGGCCCTTTGAATTATCTCGCCTAATGCGAACAGGCTCTCTAGCTGCTGCTTGAGGTTGTGCCGGTTCTGTTTTTTTGCAGTCTCGATCATGATTAATAATTGACGTTGGCTTCGGGCCAATGCCTGCTTGCCTTCTTGGTTCATCGCTTTTCTGCCTTCCATCGATAAATTTTATCCCGTATTTTTTTGCGATCTCAACAACGGTTTTATACGGTATCGACATAAGAGCAGATGCTTCTTTCTTTGTCAGCTTCATTTCTGCTGCCTTGATGCACTTGATAATGTCTTTACCGTTCATTTCTTTTTCCTTCCGTCTAGCTCCCAGGTGATATTGTACTTGCGGCAGAACGCGCTGAGTAAAGCCTGCGACATCTCTAGTTTTTCAGCCGCCTTCACTTGTGTTATTTCTCCAGCAAGATCTTCAACCGCGCCAATCAACTCCCGTTTTTGACGCGCCTTCATTTGTTTCCAGGTCTCCATCATTCTTTTCCTAACTGTGCGCCCAATACCTTGAGGCAATTCTTGTATCGCTTGTCGATCTCTTCCTTGAACCCGTCAGATAGCTTGTCGATTTCCTGCTGGTTTTGCTCGGTCAGCTGACGCAGCATTGTCATGCGTTCCCGTGGCGGGATAATGGTCCCCTCTCTGGTGGCTTCCAGTTTGGTATAGGCTGCAATTAGCTTGATGAGATTGACGGTAAACTCTTGCGCGTCTCCCGATCCTTTCTCTTGCCCGATATGGTTTTTCAGCGTGAGCAGATCCCCGGCCGGTGGTGCTGGTGACGGCTGCGTAGATTGAGCCTGCTGACTTTGCGCTGCTGCCTTGCGCGGCACAGCATCGATCTCATTGAGGCTGGCATATGTCCCGCCATGCAAGCCAATGGAAGCCAGAGCGCGGCCTATGGCGCTGGTCTCTGCGTTCTCCAGGGCGCTTGTCTTGTTGACGTCACCCTGGCCCCTGATTTCTTCAGCCATGCCGGAGCCGACAACCATCCCGGCGCTGTTGGTGATTGATGCCTTGACCACAACTCGCTTGCCATCGTCTGTAAGGATCTCGGTGTTGATCCCGTAATCGGTTCCGAATGCTTTGCGGAAGGCTTCAACACGCACAAATACCTCTGTGTATTTCTTGCCGCCGCGCTGCGTGACGCCGTGGGTGCGATTAAGATCGTTCACCTCGGCCATTGCTTTTTGTAGTTCACTCATTTGTTTGCTCCCTTTTTGCTTTCATGTGGTGAGCTATTTGACAGCCCTTCCCCCATTGCGTGTTGGCGTGTCCGATAATAACCTGACAATTAGGTGGACATTTTACGCCCTTCCTTCGCTTTCGATCCGATCCGTTTAGTAGCCGATATTTGCAGGTAACAGTTTCCGGCGGCTTTATTCTAATATCATCTGCCAAGCTGAATATATATTCATAACTCTGCAACTTACGGTTTAGATCTGCTGTCATTTTGGAAAGATATTCTATTTCATTAATAAGTTTATCTTCACTCACTTTGTTGCCTCCCTTATTCTGTTTAACTTTGCCCGACAGGCGTTTCTTCCCCAATGATTTGTTTTTTTACCGGGCTTGCCTGTGACCTGCACCCAACAATCGTTTGGGCATTTTTCGCTGTATGGCTTGCCTAGATACTTTCGCAAAGAACATTGCTCAAATTGAATTTGCTCTGTTACAATCTTTGAAACTTCAACGATCTTCATTTGATCCTCACTGTTACTGATGAATTGCCCATCTGATATTCGCAACCTGGCACAAGCTCCCCTGCATCCATCTGCTTCTTGATTGCGGCCATGTCCGGCTTGACTGTGACTGTTGTTAGCTGGCTGGGAATTTCGTGCGGATCTACTACCACAACTTTCTTGCGCGGTTTGGTCCGACTGACTGTACCTAGAGCGTGCTGGATCTTAGTCTGGCCCATTGCATCCAGCAAGTGACCGATCGTGATCGAGAGCGCTTCCTGTTTGGCTGAGAGGCGTTTTGCTCTGGCGGTGTAAATTGCGGCTAACTCTTTCGCTGACCCTTCGTAGATTGAGCATTCGGTGCGCTCTTGAATGAGCTTGCCCAGAATGTCCATCGCATCGGTCTCACCGTCCAGGGTGTCCAAGAATGTGTCCTGATCGTCTCCGGTCAATAGCCTGATGTGATCGGCCATTCCGCGGATCTCTTCAAATTTAATATACATATTTTTCCCCTTGTTTTGTGACGGCCCAAATGATCTCGCCGTTTCCGTATTGGTTTTTATGACGCCGCCCGGTGTCCTCGATCAACTCCATTTCTTGCAGTTCCGTTAGGCGTGGACGTATGCTAGTGATAGGTAGCCGCAGAGAAGCGCTTATCTGCTCCCCTGACCCTCCTCCCAGGGTCGATAGCGCGCGCAGGGTCTCCAATCTCCTGCCTGTAACCTTTGCGGCCACCTGGTGCGCCGCCGCCACCTCAGTGTCCCCTGCATGGCGGTGGTGCATCTTTTTGGTGTTAACCTCATAGATCTTCATCGTCTTCCTCCTCGAATATTGCGCCTTCTCCCTGGCACCGTTCACAATCAACCGGGTCTTCGTATGGCTCCCCGATATCCCTATCAAAGCTCTGGACGCGGTAAGTGACCTCAACCACCTTGCCATCTCCATCGCACTCCGGGCATACTACTGACGCCCTCTCGCGCTGGTCCTGGAATATGTCTTTCACTCTGCCCATCACTTATTTGCCTCTGGCTTGTTGCCGGAGCAATGCTTGCAATATTCTTGCGGTGCAGCGCCACACTTGCGGCAAGCTTCTGAAAGTTTCCTCATGTTTGACATCACAAAATCCCCGCAAAAAAGAACAGAAGATAAAATGTGAGAAACAGGCTCAACACTCCAATGGTGTCTTTCAGCCACTCTTTCCAATCGTTCATTGTATTGCTCCCAATGGTGCTAAGACTTGGCCTTCCGGCGCTATGATATCTATGAAACATTCGACAAACTCGTTGTTCGCATAGATCTTTTCCTTTGCGGCAAGAGCGTCAGCAAAGCTGTCAAACTCTCCGACAATCCGCACCGCATAGGCGTCAATCTTTTTTAGTATAAAGTTCATTGCACTCTCCTTTTGACTTAATTTCCTTCAAGCTGTATAAGGCGAACCAAATCAATAATGTCTTTAAACTCAGAGTTATACAGGTTTTTAGGCTTGAGGATATTCTTGGCAAATATTTCAAGCTTCTGTTCGATGATTTCTGCTTTAGTCATTTTCACTCTCCTTTTGACTTAATGATGCGCCCGAAGGCGCACTGTTAAATCAACCGTGGTAGCTGATCTGGACGAACTTAACCTGGGGCAAGTCGGGGATCATGCTGCTATATTCGTAGATGTCTTCCATGCCGTTGAAGTGGCCGTACTGGTAAGGCATACAAATGTCGCTGATCTTCTCTTTGTTTTGATAGTCAGCTTCATCGCAGTAGATCCGCACACCGTTGCACATAGACGCGCTGAAACTGCTGACGCTGGCT